GTGCATACCACCCGTCGTTTCCGCGAGTTATTGAGCAAGCCCGGCATCATCCGCAGCCTGGGCGCTCACGATGTTTTCACCGCGCGTCTGATCGAGGCGGCGGGACTGGAGACGGTGTTTCTGGGCGGTTTCGGCGCCTCGGCCAGCCTGCTCGGTCTGCCGGATGTGGGCTTCATCACGCTGAGCGAGATGGCCGACGCCGTGCGGCGCATGGCGCAGCGCGTGGACATTCCCGTGGTGGCAGACGGCGACACCGGCCACGGCGATCTGCACAACGTCGTCCGCACCGTCCGCGAGTTCGAGCGCGCCGGCGCGGCCGGCGTCCTGCTGGAAGATCAGGTCACGCCCAAGCGCTGCGGCCACTTCCAGGGCAAGCATCTCATCTCGACGGCCGACATGGTCCTCAAGCTGCGCGCGGCGCTGGACGCCCGGCGCGATGCCGATTTCGTCGTCATCGCCCGCACCGACGCGCGGGCTGTCGCAGGCATCGACGACGCCATTGAGCGGGCCAATCGTTATGCGGAAGCCGGCGCCGATGTGTGTTTCATCGAGGCGCCGGAGAGCCGCCACGAGCTGGAGCGCATCCCGCGCGAGGTGCGTCCGCCGCTCTTGGTCAACATGCTCAGCGGCGGCGTCACGCCGATTTTGACCGTCGAGGAGCTGGAGCGCCTCGGCTACAAGATCGCCGTTTGTCCCATTGAGACGCTGCTCGTCGCCGGCAAGGCGATTCAGCGGCTCATTCAAGCGTTGTTCGCGCGCGGTCGGGCCGATCTGCCCGCCGATGAGATGATGACCTTCGCCGAGGTCAAGCAGGTGCTGGGATTGGACGAGGTGCTGAAGCTGCGCGACCGGCTGGAGAAAAAGTGAAGCCGGCGAGGGAATCCTCGAAAAATCGCCGAATCTGCTCTCTTAACAACGCCCCTCGCCAGGGTAGTATCGAACTTGTGGACCTGCATCAACTACTCGCCCTGGCCCTGGATCCCTCGCGCATTCTTGAGGCCCGCGGCATCCCTCCCGACCCCTGGCAGCGAGCGTTCCTCTTGTACAGCGATCGCCAGATTCTACTCAATTGCAGCCGGCAAAGTGGGAAATCCACCGTCGTCAGCGCCCTCGCTCTGCACACGGCCTTGTTCACGGCCGGCGCGCTCGTGTTGCTGTTGTCGCCGTCGCAGCGGCAAAGCACCGAGATTTTCCGCAAGGTGCTCGACGCCTACAAGGCGCTGGGCCGGCCGCTCGCGGCGCGGCATCAGACGCAGCTAAGACTGGAGCTGGCCAACGGTTCGCGCGTCCTCTGTCTGCCCGGACGCGAAGGCACCATTCGCTCCTTCGGCGGCGTCAATCTGCTGGTGCTCGATGAGGCCGCTCGCATCCCCGACGACCTGTATCGCAGCGTCCGCCCCATGCTCGCCGTGTCGCAGGGCCGACTCATCGCCCTGAGCACGCCGTTCGGCCAACGCGGCTGGTTCTGGCAGGAATGGGAGAGCGATGGGCCGTGGCGGAAGATTCGCATCAGCTGGCGCGAGTGCCCGCGCATCACGGCGACGTTCATCGCCGAGGAAACCCGTGCGATGGGCCTGTCGTGGGTGCGACAAGAATACGAAACGCTTTTCACCGCGCTCGAAGGTCTCGTTTATCCCGATTTTGAGCAGGCGCTGTGCGACGATTGGCCGGAGGTCGCCGGCCGGCTGGTCGGCGGCATCGACTTTGGTTGGCGCAATCCGTTCGCGGCGGTGTGGGGCGTGCTCGATCGCGATGATGTGCTGTGGATCGCCGGCGAACGCTATCGCCGCGAGACGCCTCTGCACGAGCACGCCTCCGCCCTGCGCGAACTCGGCGAGGTGACGTGGTACGCCGACCCCGCCGGACGCACGGAGATTGAGGAATTGCGCGCCAGCGGTCTGGTGGTGCGCCGGGGCGACAATGACATTCGGCCGGGCATCGCCGCCGTTACGGCGCGGCTGCGCACGGGCCGGCTTAAGGTGCGCCGCGACGCCTGCCCCGAACTGCTGACCGAGGCGCGGCTGTATCGCTATCCCACGGCCGCCGAGCGCGTCCTGCGCGGGGAAAACCCGGTGGACGAACACAATCACGCCCTGGGCGCCCTGCGCTATCTCATCTCGCGACTGGACGCGCACTTCATCGCGCGTCTGCGCAAACCGAGCCGTGACCGTCAGGGAGCGGAGAGAAAACCGCTCCCTGACGGTCGCGGCTCGGATCAGGGGATCGATTCCGAAGACCTGTGGACGAGGCTGTCATAATGCGCTCTCTCCTCGCCAAGACTCTGTTGCGGCTGGCCCACTGGCTGCGGTCCAAGGGGATGCCCTACGCCCTGGCCGGCTCGCAGTGGTCGGGCACCAGCTTCGTCGATAGCTTCAAGCGCAATCGCCAACCGACGCCCAACGAGATTCTGGCGGAGTTGAAGAACACGGCGTGGACCTGCGCCAGCATCAACGCCGCCACCTGCGCCAATTATCCCCCGCGCCTGTACGTTATTACGGAACACAACCAGCCACGGCCGAAGTGCCTGACGAAAGCGCTGCCGCCGCGCACCGAGCGCCGCCTGCGCACGCTGGCGCATCTGCCCACGCGAATCAAAAGCGCCGCCGTTATCGAGGAAATCACCGACCATCCGCTGCTGACGCTGCTCCAGCACGCCAATCCCATTCACAACGCTTTCGATCTCTGGGAGTTGACCACGCTCTATCAGGAGGTCCACGGCAGCGCCTACTGGTCGCTCGACCTCGATCCCGTGCTGGGCATTCCGCGTGCCATCTGGATTCTGCCGGCGCAGAACGTCACGCCCCGCCGCGATCCGCGCAGCGTCAACCTCGTCGATTACTACCTGTATCGCAACGGCGCCAGCGAGGAACGATTCACTCCCGAGCAGATCATCCACTTCGCCTATCCCGATCCGCGCGATCCGTACACGAGTGGCTTGTCGCCCTTGCGGGCGTGCTTTGAGCAAGCAGCCCTGACCAGCGATTACGCCGCCTTCAAGAAAGCCAAGTTCGAGAACCACGCCATCCCCGACGCCGTCATCTCGCCGGACGAGGTCATGGGCGAAGAGGAGCGCGATCGCCTCGAATCGCAGTGGAATCAGCGCTTTCGTCGCGGCGGCACCGGCAAGGTGGTCGTGGCCGAGTCGTCGCTGAAGGTGTCACTGCTGCATCAGTCGATGGGCGATCTCTCCGCGCTGGCGGACATGGCGGCGACCAAGAACGACATAGCGAATGCGTTTCATGTGCCGATCGCGTTTTTGACCGCGCAGACGAACCTGGCGAACTTGCAGGCGTCGCAGAGCCAGCACATGAGCTTGGCGATTGGCCCGCGCCTCGAACGCCGCGACCAAAAACTCAATGCCCAGTTGCTGCCGTTCTTCGATCCGACCGGCCGGCTGTTTTTGGCCAGCGAAGATCCGGTGCCGGTCGATCAGAACCTGCTCGTGCAACAGCAGATCGCCGACATCAAGTTCGGCGTCGTGTCGATCAACGAGATCCGCAGCGAGCGCGGTTTGCCGCCGGTTCCGTGGGGCGATGTGCCGTGGCTGCCGCTGCAGTGGGAACGCACCGATATGCCGCGGCGCTGCGAAATGCCGCACATCGGACGCAATCGACCGCCGGAACACGATACACCCATCGATGAAGAGAATCCCTGAGTACGAGGTCTTGCCCATCATGTCCGACATCCTCACAACCCATTATGGTCCGGTCGAAGGACCGCTTGGCTTCCCGATGCTCGACCGCGCCGCGCACACGCTCGAGACGCTGCTCAAATCGCTGCCGCGCACGCCGGAATACGAGTATCGCCATCTCGTAACGAGCAAAGCGGCCACCGAGGTCAATCCCGGCGAACGCAGCGATGTCAGCTGGATCAGCACGGAAAGCCCCGACCGCACCCGCGAGGTCGTCGTCGCCAAGGGCATGAACGACAGCCAGTTCCAGGGCAATCCCATCGTCACGCTCGGCCACGCCTATTATCTGCCGCCGGTGGGCAAATCGCTGTGGCGCAAGCGCGTGCGCGACGGCGAGCGCGTCGGCATCAAGGCCAAGACGGTCTATCCCGCTCGGCCCCAGACGTGGCCGGCGCAAGATCCGTGGCCGTCCGATCAGGTGTTCGCGCTCATCCAGGCCGGACTCTTGCAGGGCAAGTCTATCGGCTTTCTGCCCGTCAAGGTGCATGTTCCCGACAGCAAGGAAGTGCAAAAGAACAACTGGGGCGACAACGTCGGTCTGGTAATCGACGAATGGCTGCTGCTGGAATACGCCTGCGTCTTTCTGCCGGCCAACCAGGACGCCCTCGTCGAGAGCGTCGCCAAGGGCGATGTCGCGCTGGCCGACGACGTGCTGCACGCGCTGGGGCTGGGCAAGCAGTTGTTCGGCGATGGCGACGGCGGCACGGCGGAGCGCGTCATTCCGTTCACCTCGCTGGATGAGATACACAACGCCGTTCTCAGCCGTATCGCGGCCATCGATTTTCAGATGCTGGCGGAGAAAACGATAAAAGATAGCTTCTATAACTCCATTGGTCGCGTGTAAGATACAGTTCCTGCCTCATCGAAGCCGTCCGGGTCCGCCGGCGGAGAACGACGCCAAGCGTTCGGCCGAGCCACGTCCCGAGATGGACGGATGACCTCGTGATTCTTCACCCCATCCGTGGACCTCCGAGAGCATCTCCCATGTTTGTCGAACTTGTGAAAGACTTCCTCGGCAAAAAGGCCGGCGAACGCATCCACGTTGCCGAGCCGGAAGCCCGACAGCTCATCGCCAGCGGCGTCGCCCGCGCCGTCAGCGACGATCCGATTGCGCCGCTGGTGACCAAGGCCATGGAGAGCGCCCTGGCCGGCTTCACCCGCGGACTCGATACCGTTATTACCGAAACGCTGAAACAGTTCAGCCAGGCCCAGAGTCAGGCCCGCAAGCACGCGGTGCCGGCCATCTTCGGCGCCGGCGGCAGCGGCGATCCGCGTAAATCGTTCGGCGATTGGCTGCTGGCCTGCGCTCGCAACGACGGCCGCTATCTGGAGAAGCACTACGGCTCCAGCTTCGTCGCCTGGCAATCCAAGGCGGCGTTGGCCGAGTCTTCCGGCGTCACGGGCGGCTATACCGTGCCGCCGGAGTTTTTCGAGCAGCTCATGACCATCGTCTCTGAGCTGGCCTTCATCCGGCCGCGCGCTTTCGTGATCCCCATGGCCGGAGCGAGTTTGCAGATCCCTTATCTCGACATCACGACAGCGCAGAGCGCCGGCGTGTCGCCGTTCTTCGGTGGACTGCAAATGTACTGGACGGCCGAGGCGCAAACGCGCACCGAAACCGAACCGCAGTTCAAGCAGCTCGAACTGAAAGCGTGGGAACTGTCCGGCTACAGCGTCAGCTCCAACGTGCTGTTGCAAGACAGCATCATCGGCTTGGAGAAGTTCCTGATGACGCTGTTCGCCAAGTCGATCGCCTGGTTCGAGGAGTACGCCTTTTTGTAGGGCAACGGCGCGGGCAAGCCGCAAGGCATGTTGACGGCCGGAGCCACGCTGACGAAGACGCGCGACAACGGCAATCAGGTCAGTTTCAATGATGTGGCGACGATGTGGTCCAAGTTACTACCGTCGTCGTGGAGCACGGCCGTCTGGGTGTTCTCGCCGAGCGTGGTGCCGCAGCTGTTGCAGCTCAAGGACGGCGCCAACCGGGCCATCTTTATCAGCATCGATCAGGGCGTGACGAAATCGCCCGTGTGGTCGCTGTTGGGCCGGCCGGCGTTACCGAGCGAGAAAGTCCCCCCGCTGGGCACCAAGGGCGATCTGATGCTGGTCGATCCGTCGCTGTACGTCATCGGCGATCGGATGCAGATCGAGATCGCCGCCAGCGAGCATGTGAATTTCTTGAAGAATCAGATGACGTGGCGCGTCGTCGAGCGCGTCGATGGGCAGCCGTGGATTGAAAAGCCCATTACGCTGCAAGATGGGACGACACAAGTTTCACCTTTTGTCGCTCTCAATTGATCGATACCAACTCAGTCGAATCCTGGCGAGCGGGGTTGCGTAAGCGCTCCGAGAACCAACCGCACTCGGGGCGCTTACGCAACCCCGCTCGCATTGCAAAAGGAGCCAGTATGTATACCGAACAACTCACGCAGCGGCTGGGCATCACGGCGGCGGCCGTGCCGCAGCAGCTGACCTCGACCACGACCCTCACCAGCGGCAAGGTGGATATGTCCGTCTTCCATCGTGCCATCTTCTTCTTCGAGACGGGCGTTTTCGGCGGTAGCAGCCCCACGCTGTCGGCCGTCCTCCAGGTACAGGAGAGTCCCGATGGCACGACCTGGAGCAATAACGCCACCATCCCCAGTGCCACCGTGACCACGGCCAGCAACCAGGCCACGCTCGAAGTGCGGGCCGACCAGCTCGGCACGGGCAAACGCTACGTCCGCTTGCAAGCCGCCTGCACCATCGGCGGCAGCAGTCCGACCGTGCCCGTCGCCGTCGTCGGCTTCGGCGATGAGGCGGGGCACAAGCCCGGCAGCGCCCAGAACGATGCCAGCGTGGTCAGTCAGACCGTCGTCAATTGATCCTTCCATCCGTTCGTGGGGCGGTCCCTCGCCCCACGAATCCTCCAGGTACCGAGGTGAAATGTGGCTGCCCGGGATCTCATCACCCCGGCTCGGGTACACGGTGCGCTCGCGCGGCGAGGGATCGTCCGGCGTCCGTGGGATTATCCCGTCGCGGTTGCCCTGCCGCACTACGAGACGCCGGAGACGCTGCCGGTATTGCTGGACCTACTCCGTCTCCAGACGGTGCGGCCGTATGTGCTGCTCATCGACACCGGCTCTTCGTGGAAGACCGTGCGCGAGTTGGAGCGGCTGCGGGCGGCGGATTGCGAGATCCATTACCTCCGCGCGCGCCAGTACCGGCATTCGAGCGCTCCGGTGACGACGGCGCTGGACGCGGCGATGGCATTGTGCCGCAACGATTATCTGTTTCTCACGCATACGGATGTCTTCCCCGTGAGACGCGACTTGATCGCCTGGCTCCTGTCGCTGAGTGACGCCGAGCAGCCGGTTGTGGGTTACGAGATGTCGCCGCGACCGGGCACCAACGGCTGGCGCAACGTCGTTTCGCACACTTGTACTCTGTTGCACATGCCGACCCTGCGCCGCATCGGGGCAACGTGGAGTTTCGAGCGCTATTGGGAGTCGGGTGAAGCGGCGCCGCCGGGCGAGGGCTACCCCGATACGGAACAGCCCTTTGACCGCTGCATCCGCCGGGCCGGGATCTTCCCGTACATCATCGGCCACGACACGAACCGTTCGCGTCTGACCGATGCCAATATCGACCACGCGCGCAGCTGGACCGGACTCAAACGTCACTTCCGCGGCTCGCCCGAGGCGGCGCAGGGCTATTCGCAGATGCACTGGGCGCTGCGGGCGGCCGGAGAGCGCGTGGAAAAGTGGAAAAAGGAGAGTTCTGATGGCCGTTAAGGATCTCATCACCAGTGCGCGGGCGGCGCAGAACATCTCCAGCTATCCTGGCTCCGCTGATCCGACCGGCGTGCTGTCCGTGCTCGTGACGGCCTACTCGGACGCCATCGAGAAATACTGCCGCCGCCGCTTCGTCAGCACGTTCTACGACGAGCTGTACAACGGCACCGGCGACAAGCGGCTGCTGCTGCGCCAGTACCCCATTCAGAGCGTGCAGAGCGTGCGCTATCGCTTCGTGATTGTGCTGCGCATCAGCAATACGAACACGGCGCTCAACCAGCAAGCGCGCGTGCAAGTGCAACAGACGGGCCTGCAACTGACGCGCACGGCCAGTGGCGTGGCCATCGTAGAATCGCTGCTCACCTGGGCGGCTTATCCGACGCTGGCCGGTCTCGCCGCCGCCGTCAACGCCCTGGGCAACGGCTGGTCGGCGCAAATCACCGGCGAGTCCGGCGACGACTACGGCCTGTGGCCGGCCGGCGATCTGTGGGTGCCGTCGTCTTACGGCGACGGCACGACGGCAACGTGCCAGGGCAATCTCAACGCCCGCGGCGCCAGCGCGGCGCTGATGATGCACACCTACGAGCTGCAAGGCTACCAGTGGGACGCGCGCGGCTGGCTGGTGCGCGCCATCCCCTACACCGACCCGGAGCTGCTGCATCCCGAAGACCTGGTGTGGCCGGTCGGTGTGGACAACTTCCGCATTCAGTACACGGCGGGCTACAGCACCATCCCCGAAGCGGTGCAGGAAGCGTGCGCGCTCTGGGTGGCGATCGCCTACACCCAGACGCAGCGCGACCCCGCCCTGATCAGTCAGGCGATCACCGGGGCGATCAGCCAATTGTGGGGCGTGCAAGATCCGCTGAATCCGCCGCCGCGCGTGCGCGCCTTGCTTGCGCCGTATCGCCGGCACACCATCAGCACCATTCAGGGGTGAACCATGTCCTGGGTCTTCGATGGACAGAGCAATGACACCTGCGACATCTTTCGGGCGGGCACGGCGCCGCCGCACTCCCCGCCGGTCGTGCAGGGCGTGCCGATTTACATTGTGCCGCGCTTTCGCAACCTCAAGGGCAACTTCCAAGGATTGTTCCAGTACACGCACATCGTTTTCATGCCGCTGAACACCGATGTGCGCGACGTTTTCACCGGACTCAATTTCAATCAAGCTACCGGTGACATCCTTTATGTCCCCAATCAGCAGAATTGGGGATTCAGCCTGGGTGTGGTTTTCGTGTGCCGCCGGCGCATCGGCGAGGATTACCTGGAAGTGTACTGCTACGCCCAGTCCAAGGGCGACTATCCGCAAGAGGAGGGCTGACGTGGCTTTCCCCATTCCTTTCAACACCACCTGCGACATCTATCGTCTGGGCAACGCTCCGCCGGCGTCGCCGGACCTGGCCGGCGTCAAGGGCGCGCTCACGCCCGCGCCGCGCAATCTCAAAGATGGCCCGCCTGGTCCCGCCTACACGCACTGGCTGGACCTGCCTCTCGACACGGACATACACGATAACCCAGTGGATAGCGTCTACGTGCCGGACCAGAACGGCACGCAGTTCGTCGTTTGCCAATACGAGCGCATCCGCTGTCGAAGCGGCAACGATTTCAAGCGCGTCTACCTGATGCGGCAGGCGGTCGCCTGGCCGAGCCAGAACCTGTAAGGTGCGACATGAAAACCCGATGGCCCTTGCTTCTCCTCTTGGCGGCGGCGGTGTTGGCGGCACTGACAATCCTGTCGCAGCCGCCCAACTCCGAACCGCGGCCCGCGCCGGAACCGGCGCCAGTCTGTCCGGGTCCGAACTGTCCCAAACCCAAGCCGCGTCCGTGGGGTCCGCGTTTCGCGCTGCCGGTCGGCAGCCTGGTAGCGGCTTCCGTTGGCGGCGAGGTCGGCCCGGACGGCATCGAATTGCAGTGCCCTCTCCCCGCGGATTTCCATGTCAAAAACATGCCGGGGGTCGATGGCAGCGGCTTATGCGTGTTCGCCAGCATGCATCACTCCGGCGTTTGGCAGGACGATCCGGTTTTCGCCGGCTTGTTCCAGTGGATGCGGCATCATCCGGGCGGCGGCTACCCCGCCAAGGTCGATCGCATGATCCAGCAATTCTGTCAGGAGAAGCATCTGCCTCGGCCGGACTACATCCAGGTCGAGGGCGCGGACCTGGAGATCCTCAAGGCGGCTTGCCGTTCGGGTCGTATGCCGGGCGTGACCTATTCGTTCAGTCCCACGGGGCGATACGGCGGTCATCGCATCGCCCACATGGTCAATCTCGTGAACGCCGACGATAAGCACTTTGTCGTATTAGATAATAACTATCCGGGATCGAGCCATTACGAATGGCTGTCGCCGGAGGAGTTCCACAAGACCTACACCGGCGGCCGATCCGGTTGGGCGATCATCCCGTTGCGG